AAACCAAAAATCTCTAAATAGGCCTGGGTTGTTTCTTACCTGGCTTGCTCCAGCGGTTTTTGCATATCTTTTCTTTTCATCAAAAAGTAATTTACTACTCTTTACTGCGTTAGATCCTCTGAAGTTTCTACTAGCCATTTTCTCCCCCCTTCCTAAGTGACTCGCTTAGGCCTATTATCTCTTTCTTCAGATTTTTACAACCTTCGATTGTTGTCTCCTTCCCAAGAAGATCATCATTAGACGGATGTGCGCCTATTCCATCTCCACTCGTTTCGAAAAGGCAGTCTAAATTAGTAGTAAATCCACTTTTATTTATAGTAGAATTTATAAACTTAATTATATGATAGCCCCCAAGACCAATTGTATTAGCAGGGTCGCCAAATGTTCCGGGATCTCCAAGTAAATCAGATCCAAGACCACGAGGATTTATATACACTCTTTGACCCGGAAAGAATAGGTTATTTCCCAACATGGACACATTTACGTCATAAACGTTTGATAGCTGTAGCTCAGGAGAAAAGTCTCTACTCTCGTAGCGAGCTTCTCTATAGTATTTTTGTGTCGTGGCAGAAAAATTCATCGACTTAACAAGCCCGCGATCTGTCCCTGTTGCGAGATGATAAATTCCTTTATTAAAATCTCTGCTATACCTAGTGTCAAATTCGGACCCGTCCGGAAAATGTAGCGAATTAGACCCCTTGTCAAAAACATATATAACAAAATAGTTATAGCTTTCAGCTAGACTTTTCCTGTTGAAAGAATCAAAAACGTAATTGTTTACCTCATCTGTTATGTTAAGGCCTTTAGAAGTTTTCTTTTGATCCCCATCTTTATTAAGAACCGGCACTTTTATCCCCGTTCCAAATTTATCTAAGTCAAGAAATCCTTCTCCTTCCATTTTGCTTAGCATGGGATCCGTCCCATCTAGAGAATCTACACTTATTTGAGAAGTATCCAGCATTAATGTTATTTTGTCTTCTCCAGTACAGTCAGGCGCAAGAGCCTCAAAAATTAAATATTTAATAGCATCTCGAATAAAATTCATAAGAGGATAACTATTTCTTTTCTTTGATACCACCCTATCGCGCATGAACGCATTAAACAATTCAACAGATATTGGTATATCTGCTAAGTTTATCCCCAATTCTGAATTTGATCTTATTTTCCTGCCGTCCAAATCAAGCATCGGAGCATCGAATACAGCAGGGCCTAAGACAAATTTTATTTTTCCATAATTTAATAATGGTACGGCACCTTCCTTGTGGTCTAACACATGCTGTATGGCTAACGCAAATAAATCTCCTAGAAAAAAGTAATTAATATACCTAGAACCAGGCACTAAAAGATTGTTATAATCTTGAAAGTTTGGGACTGATACTTCAACTTGTTCCGTGACCTCTCTTTCTTCCGAGCAAACCGGCTTTACAATAGTTATAGAAGGAATTACCCTACCAGGCCCGCCAACCGCGACTTGAGCTGGTGTTCGTGCCCCAGTTGTTAGCGGTGGATCCACAACTTGTTCTGTAACCCCCGCCTCTTCCTCTATTTTTTGTGCATCTAAGACAACCGTATAAATTAAATTTTGGGTTACCAGTCCTCTCAGGAGAGACAAATAAGAATTTTCTCTTTCTCTTTCTACATTTGCTCTGTAGGCGTCCTTTAAATTTTTTATGTCTTCATCTTCACAAGCATCTTCACCAGCTTTTTTAGCTTTTGAAGCTTTTTTGAGAACCTCATTTACTTTTTCTTTACGTTCCTTTCTAATTCTTCTTGTATTTGGATCAGAAAGAATATCAGATCTATTATCCAGCATTATAGACTCAACTCTAGAAGTGAGTGTCAAGGTTAACCTCACAGCTCCGTCTTCTTGAAAATCAAATTGATGGTTTGTAAGCGTCAAATATAGTGATAGCTGAGTATCTTTAAGAGCGTTACTTAAGTCGCCAGATATGATTCCGCCACCACCAGTGGCAGCCCACCCAACTATAGCCTTTATTTCATAAAAGTTAGGATTAAACACTCTCTGCTTTCTTTTATCATCTTCCTCTAAGTACCTAAACTTTGGCTCCAAAAAAACTAAATCAATTATTTTATAATCAACAGGCTTTCCACTATCTTTATCTATACTAAATCTTTTTTTAAAAAGTTCATTAAAGTTTTGAGCATATATTACTACAGTGGCTTCAATATCTTTTTTTGCTGTAGCTGGTTGTACTCCTCTGAACCTATAGCTAAAACTTTCGATCCCCACACCCACTCCTCTCTGGAGAGTGCTATCAAGCATTGATTGTAGGTCGTTAACAGGATCAACAAAACTATTAAATTTAAATTCGACTTCCTTCGCTGGTTCTTGCGGAGCTTCGTAATATTCTTTGTATAGTCTTATCGTAGGAGTAAGTTGAGAGAACTCCCAAGGTTTTATATTCAGAAGTTCATCGGCACCCCTAGTCATTCTTAGCTTATTCATTAATAAGGCAGGATCCTTAGTAACAACTTTGTGGATGTTTTTATATCTAATATCTTTTCGCGATTCATATCTAGTGCCAGTGTCGACATAGAAAGAAGCTTGTCCCGGTATGCTATCGGAGATTATAGACGTTAAATTCTGCATAAGAAAGCACTGGTCATCCATCCCTGGCTTCTCAGCTTCTTGGGTCTCACCAGGCTCAGTACCGGCCCCATCTATACCAGCAGCCTCTTCAACAGCTTTTTTAGTTTCTTCATATTGGTCTTTTATGATCTGGTTGGGCCCCTCATAGGCAACGTCGCCTATAGCGGATTCCACAGGCCCGTCCTCTACAGAAAACTTTCCAGTCTCTGTGTCGTGGGAATAGGTCTGGGAGTCGGCCTCAACCTTCCAAGTCGTTTTTGTCCCCTTCACCTCCCATTTCTGTACGCCATCAGGAAGTTTAGTATCTTCTTCTACCTTCTTGGGGCGGCCTTCTGTACCCTTTGTTGTAGCTGTCATTTTATACGCCCAAGTAGGTTAAAATTCTATCTAGTGGGTGGGGTATGTATAGAACATCGCCCAATGTAAAATCAGATTCTGTTGGCTTCTGATTAAACCACGCAATAATCCACCATTTTGTAGAATCCCCATAATGATCATGAGCTAATTTAAATAATTTGTCTCCTGTTTTCCAAATATGAGGTATTGTAGTTAAAGACGCCAACTGATTATCCGTTGGGTGACGAAGAATCGGAGTAGAATATTGTCTAATCCCGTTAACTTCCCTCTCCTTGAACACACTACTATAAAAATCTTGATTATTGAAAAAAGTTTTTCTACCAGAATATCTACTCATTATTTATTACCTTCTGGGTCAAGTACTTCCTTAGCTTTTGCGTCACTTATGCGATCATCTAATGATTGTGGAGTGCCTATACCAGTGTTTGCCCTTTGTATACCGGCAGACCAGGGGAACAGAGATGCATCGGAACCCCAATTCGGGGCTGCGGCTTGTGCGCTTGCTTCTCTTTTGGTGTTTATATCAGTTACTCTTTTCTCATTTCTGTTTTTGCTCGCAACTGCTTCTGCCTTCTCCCAACCAAGAGAGTGCTGATGCAGAACGTTAAATTGAATACCGAGAGTAAGCAATTTTGGAAATAACTTATTACCTGGATCAAAAAAGCCCTCCTCGATGTTGGGGTTCCAACTAAAACTTGTAATAACTCCAAGTAAACCGCTTGTTCTTACGTCGCCTCCTGGGCCTCTGGAGGCATCATAGATCAAGTTAGCAAATTTGATTTTGATTAGCGGACCCTTTGAAATGGTAAGAGCATTATCTACAGCAGAATACTCGGGATAAAGCATTCTTGTTAATGTAGAGGTTTTTATTAAATTTGACTCTGCGTCTTCTTGACTAAATGCCGGGACTTTCCAATCTAAAGTTAAAGATCTAGACGTTCCTTGATACGTCTGTAGGGGGTCAGGCCTACCAAACACTGGCTGACTTGACCAATTAGAAGTAAAAGATTCGTTATAAGTGGTTAAGAATGCCTTAAAAGATACTTCTGCGCCTGAGAAAGTCTGATAAAATTCTAAGACTTGCCCTTTTGTTTCTAATGCATCCGTAGGATCATATTCTATTCTAGCCATTTCCCCTCTCCTCTGTTAGTCGAAAACATTAATAAATACGGCCTTTGCTGCTTCAAAAATCGATCTCCATTCATGCGGTTGAAGTTTATTATCGTGGAGCGCGGCCCTAAGATCATCTGCTATTGGTTTCCCTAAATCCCCTTCTATCCTCTTGAGGGCTTCCTTCCTCTTCACCGTGTCCTCCATCTCGGCAAGATCGGTTGCTGACTTCATAAAACCTGTTAATTTTAAGTCCAGTGAAGTGACCAGCAAAGTTCCCAGTTCATCTATATTAAAGCCACCGTCCCCCATAACAGCCTCTCCGAGCTTTCCGCCCCTAGATGCTTCCACGAATTCATTTCCCAGCGCTTCGCCCATCCCAGTCAAAGCCTCCTTTACAACCTCGCCAAACTTTCCGGAGTTTTTAACGAGATTCTTCGTAAACTCCTCCATACTATCGGCAGTCAGGGCCTGAACCTGGGGGATCAAACCTTCTAACCTAGCGGCTGTTTCTATGGCTTCATCAAAAAGTTCCCTTGGAGTCATCTGAGCAAATGCTTCTGCCTGAATCTCTTGTGCTGTTTTCGGAACTTCTCCTATCGTATCCGCGAGGGCATCAAAATCTCCCTCTAATAATTCTGTTAATTCAGTGACGTTGCCAATCCCTGGGAGCATGTCCACAAAAGCTTTCTTTTGATAATAGCCCATGTCTTGAACGCTCATACCAGCATCTTCAAAAGCTTGTTTGAGCATTTTTATTCTTTCAACTGGGTCTGTTTCTTGAACCATCTCTATTGCGTTAAGATACGGACCACCCAACATTTGGTTTAGCGATCCAACAGACTTAGTGGCTCCCTCAAATGTATCGAAGCCCTCAACTGTTTGTAGCATAGTTTTCATAGCTAAGCCAGTAGACTTCGTGGCCGCCTCTAATCTCTGGAATGTGCTTACCGCGTTATCACCATAAACAGCAAAAATGGGTATCTGTTCTTGAAATCTTTTAGTAACATCCTTGATATTAAGACCGGCTTCATCCGCAAAAGCCTCTATACCAAGCATAGTCTCTCGAATCTGATCATTGTTCATTCCAAACGCTTTATTCAAAACTTGTATCGATGGGACAGTACTCTCGGAAGCCATACCAAGAGCCTCTAACTCCACCACAGTTTTGGCTAGCTCTCCTCGACCTTTCTCAGTCTGCATTGTAAAATCAGTAAATCCTGTAAATAGAGAAACTGCTGCTGCTCCTGTCTTTTCACTAGACACGCCAAGACCAGCCGTCGCTGTTACTAGACCATGAAGCATATCTCCATACCTGCCGCCGGTCCCAGTGCCCTTACTAAAAGAAGCTGCAACGTCATATTGGTCCTTGACTAAACCCGAAAAAGCGGTTCCCACAAGTGGTATCGATCCAATAAGTTTGTTGATTACGCCATCGTATTGCTCAGATGCTTTGATTGCTGGCCCAATGCCCTTAAAAAATTCAACCGCACCCACTAAAGCCTTTTTTGATGCCTCCTCCATCACCCCCATGGCAATTCCGAGATTGCCAGCAGATTCCGCAGCACTTACGGCATTTTCATCATAAGCAGCAACAATGGCCGTCAATTTTGTTAGTTGAGTCACCATAGACTGAAGATCTGATGGTGTCGGGAGAGAAGTACCCGCCAATGTGGGGCGGACAGTATCTGACATTGTGTATAAACTCCTATATGATTAATTAGTGTTTAAACAAATAAGTCGAGCTATATAGCTCGACTTAATCCTTAGCTAATGCCTTGTTCTCTATTTCAAACTGCTTGAGAAGCCTGCGTAAAAACCATTTTCTTATTGTTGTGGGGATACTGTAGGCTTCTCCAAAAGACCAATGTCCTCGGTACATTAAGGCAAAGATTTCCTCGTAAACATACTCAATCTCTTTTTCACTTAGGCCAAAAAAAGTCCGCTGACAGCGGCACCTCCAGTTGCGTAGTCTTACCGCAGGCTGGACAATTAAAATTCTTAGTTAAATCAATATTTGGGTTAATCTGTGCATAAATCTTTCTTATGTGCCTAGAGTCGTATGCCGGCATAGAATTAACATAGTTCTCTACAGTCGAACGGCTATCATCGCCATTAACCGAAGCAATGATCATTTTTAACAAATCTGTGAGGGGTGTTTCCATAAGATTGTTCTTTTTCTTGCTTTCGGTAATCCTGGTAAGATACTTTTCGTCTTCTCCGTCTAGTAGTCTTATTTCAAGATGTACCTTAGATTTCTCCATTTCAAGAGTATATGTACCTGCCGAAGTAAGTGTAAGACCGAGATCTTCTACCTCTTCTGCATAATTTAACCCATATTCTGATAGATCAAAAGTATAGTCAGAGACAGTATTACAGGATGGACACGACATTCTTGTATCATAGTCTGAGCCATAGCCAGTTATTCTAGCAGCAAGCAGAATTGCGTTGCGGTCACCAGAATAAAGAGTTTGTACATTAACAGACTTATCTATTAGAATATTCTCGATAAACCTATCAAGCATTATTCCCTTTTTTAGTAGAATAGAGGAAGATAGAATATCTTCCTCTTTTGCGGTCATAAACCGAATCTCAACTTCTTCTACATTATGTAAGGGATGCCCCTCAGGATAAAATCTTCCCTTTGAAGGCAACTCAACAAACTCTGTTGGAGTTGCAAAAGTTACATCAGCCCTCATGGGCGGCGGAGCAACGCTCTCAGCAGAAGGGGCCGCAACCCTCTTCTTGTTATTTCTTCTAGCCAACTAACACCTCAAATTGTTATACACTCTAACACTATATAGTGCTTATGTCAAAATTAGCTTGTGCCTGGCACCCAATATCTTTTTCCACCACCGGACCTATTCGGTCCATCATCGGCTTTGTAGAAGGTCTCGATAGAGGCCCAATCATAGCGAAAATCAACGGACAATTCGGCAAGCTCATCATCGCCATAAGACAGGTCCCCACCATAATCAACTTTTGTAATAAAAGCATTATGAAGAGTCCAGGTCTCAACTGGTGTGCCTGTAGAATTTATCTGCTGTATCACGACAGACTGCAAAGCAGAAACCGCGCTACTCTTAGAAATTGTAGTAGTGTCGTTTATATCAGATGGAGGCTTATACCCCGACTCAAGAAGTATTCTAGAGAGGTTAGCAGACGCATCAGGGCTTACAGGATCAACAAGGGTAACGGAAACCGGATCCCAGGTTACACCGCCAGGATAATAGAAGGTATGGTTTAGAAACTGGTGCTCTGCTTCCCCTACGTTTATAGTGGGTTTAGTAACAGACTTGGAATACCAAGTAGCACCATCAGGCATGGACCCGATAGTGACCAAAAATCTAAATTTTCTTTTTGGGTCTGCTGCGCTCGCAACTGTGGTCCAAAAGCCCTGTGAACTCATTTGTTTGTTTCTCCCTTTGCCAATCTACTAATAATTAGTGTCTATATCTCTTTTTTGTCCCTGGTCATCAAAATCAATATCTTCTTCATAAGAGCCGTAGAGTTCTTCGCAAGAGGGGATTCCTCTCGTCGCCCCTTCTACCATATCCATGCAACCACGATAGTTTTGTAATTTTTTAATTCCAGAATCCTGTAGTTTTCTACAAGATGTCTCAAACTCTTTTGCAACATCTCCACACAGACCCATATCCATTTCGCCCAGTAGTAACTCTAGTCCATTTTTAATAACTTCTTTTTCTGGCTGTAAAGCTATTTTTGAATCTCTCCGTCGCTCCTGCTCAGAAGTAGACAAATTCTTCATTTCTAGAATAGTAGATAATTCTTCTTTAACAATCTGCTTTAGTCTTGCTTTTGTAATTATTTTTCTCACAGTTACTCCCTATATCTCTTTTTTATCTCTAGTCGTCAAAAGACGCCCCAGTTCTTGTTATGAAGAAGTCAATTGCAATAAATTCAATTGCTCTGGCGGGCTTGAGGAAAATCTTGGCATACAGAATATTCCTGTCTACCAAGTCAGGTGTGGTAGTTGACTCGTCAAGAATCACTCGGAACTCCGTAAGGCCTAACCTGGCCTGCACCGACCCAAGGAACTTATCGACTTCTGACTTAAACCTCGTCCAAGTAGTCTGGACGTTCTGGTCGAATAGGATACCGGAAGCAATCCTGGATACTCTCTTCTTGAGGAAAATCATAAGCCTACGGACATTAATCCGGTCAAGCGCACTTGGTGTGACCTGCAATGTCTTCTGGCCGAAGACCACGATGCCCTCACTCGGGAATGTAGCAATTGGATTGACATTAGCCGTGTAAAGGTCGTCTCTGTCTTCTCTTCGCAGCCTTTCAGTGCAAGATAGAACAGGGAACCCGCCAGCACCAGTACTTAGCCCACCCCTGGTGAAGCCAGCAGGAGCAAACCAGAGTTCTGCTCTTGCCTCCGAGGAGGCAAACGTTCCAATTGCCACAACAGACGGCGGGACCCAAATAGTCGCGTTAGAGATGTCATCCCTAATCTGGACCCATGGATAAAAAGTACACGCATAAGAAGTATTAATTCTTCTATCCTTTAGTGTGTTCACCGCTGTTGTGACAGAGCCTAACCTATTTTCAAATGTATTTGTCGTTTCTGTGTTGGGGGTGTAAACATTCTCGATGTCTATAACTCCAAGACAGTCAGCTCTAGACTCAGCGACGGCAATCACATGATCTGTTACAAGGGGTTGCCAAACACCTGGGACACTAAGTATATTCCCCTCGACAAACTCAGGATCAGCAACAGTATCAATCGCCCTTTTGACGGTGTAGTAGGCGTAACTTGTTTTTTCAGTCGAATCTGATGCGATGTCTACGTTGTTGAACGGCTCCATCTCTTGAATATCAATGCCGTCAAACCCACCCCAGAGTGGCATTGTAAATTTATCATACCCGTCATCTAGAGCTGCCGTGTGTGAGGAATTGATTGCAGATAATGAAGTGTTAGACGCTCTCGAACCAGAGACAAATACACCCTGCGATCCACTAATGTCATCTAGGGTAAAGATAAAAGAATATTCCGTCTTTGTATTGCCAGTTGGGGTGAAAGCTGCGCTACTACCCGGAGATGCTCTTAGATAATCAACATACCCTGGGTCGTGTCTCTTACTATCATAGCTAAGAGTAGTTTGAATCCCAAAATAAGCATTTGTGGGATCTGAGAGGCCCCCGTCTGACGCACTTCTTCTTGTGGAGATTTGGGGGAAAAGGAAAGAAGCTGTAAATTCATTGCCGGCCGCCTCAGCAGCGGCGACTGCCATGAAAGCATTAGCTGCCACGTTGTCTGCTGCCATGCCTCCCGCCAGGGCTGAACTTCCCGTAGCGTATGTAACGATCTGCGTGCCGGCTATACTTGTAG